ATGACCCCCGACGAGGCACTCCGCTGGCACGGCGTCGGCCGCCGCCTCGGCCCATTCTTTCGGATGCTGGACACCGCGCCCACTGCGGGCCACAGCGGCGACCCCGAGGCGTACGAGCGCGCCGTCGAGGAGCTGGAGACGATCCGCGCCCAGGGGTCCGGGACGCCCGGGTGGGTGGCCCGGTCGGGTGGGAAGGTGGTGGGGCGGGGTGCGACGCCGGAGGCTGCCCTGTCGGTGGCGCTGAAGGCTGGGCACGTCAGCGTGCACCTGGAACGTGCGGACGCCTGACCCCGGACACGACGAAGCCCCGCCCGGTCCGTAGACCGGGCGGGGCTTCGCAACCCCGCGTGCGCGGGGAGCAAGGTTCCGCGTTGGCGTGCCTTGGGCCAACCCCGCACGGAGCGGGGAGCAGGGCACCGACTGTAGCGCGGGCCGCCGACAGATCGCCAGGGAATGCGGGATCCCGAACCCCGTTGACACCTTGCCTCACGTGAGGCATAGTTGAGCGCGTCGGGACGGACACGCCGCCCCCGCCGGAGAAGGAGCCTCCATGACCACCACGATCGCCAGCCAGAACCACGGCCGCACCATCCCCGCCTACGACCTGCTGGACGAGATGACCGAGCGCTACGGCATCGACCGCCGCGAGGCGCACGACAGCATCCACGCCTTCCTGGCCGACCTCGGCGAGTCCGCCATCGTCACCGAGACCCCGCAGCGGCCCGAGCTGGCCGACGACAACCCCCGCGACGTGGACGTGGACATGTGGGTGGAGATCACCGACGAGGCCACCGAGCAGATCCGCGCGGCGTTCAACGCCGTCTACGCCCAGGCCTGAAAGCACAACGAGCGGCCCGCCACCCGATGCGCCCGGGAGCGGGCCGCTCCGGCACGGGAAGGAGCCCCGCACCATGACCGACGATAACGGCGACCTCTGGACGATCGACCAGGCCGCCGAGTACATCGGCGCCAGCAGCACCGGCAGCGCCCGCCGCACCCTGTCCCGCTGGGGCGTCAAGGCGGCCGGATACGAACCCGGCGAATCGGGGCGGCCAGCCGCCCGCTACCGCGCCGCCGACGTCCGCGCCGCCAAGGCCGCCCGACCCGGCCGCGGCGCCCGCATGGACCTGGCCGTGGCCAGCCTCGAGGAGGCATTCGCCAAGATGACCCCCGCTATGCGGAAGACGGTCGAAGCGCTGGAGAAGCACGGAGACCCGACCGAGGAGAGCCCTATGGCCAGTCCCACCGCTCCCGACACCTGCCCACCCTGGTGTCGAGACCGAGGTAAGTCCACCCCGCACACCCACTACAGCGAGCCGACAGAGTCCGGCCCCCTCACCATCTACATCGCCCGGCGTGCCGACGAGACCGAACCCCGCTTCTGCGTGCGACCCACGGAGGCCAGCTCTAAGGCCTACACCCCGCCACTGCGGCTGGACATCGCCGATCAGGCCGGCGCGTTCGCCGAGGTGCTGGAGGCACTCGGTCACGAATCGGTGGTCAAGGACTTCGTGAAGCACGTCTCGCTGGCGTTCGCAGCTGGCGCCTGACTCCAAAGTAAGCGGCCCCGGGGCTGGCGACCTCACCGCCTCCCCGGGGCCTTGATCCGGACGCTGGAGGTCCGAACCCATGAACGACACTACCGCCCGCACCGCCCGCGGTGACCGCGCGATCACCGCGATCGCCGCCGTGACCGTGATCGCGATCGGCGCGATCGCAGCGGTCATCTCCTACCGGCACGCCCTCGGGGTCACCCGGTCGCACGGCGAGACCGGCGCGACCGCCTACCTCACCCCCCTCACGATCGACGGTCTCGTGCTGGTCGCGTCCCTGGTGATGCTCGACTCCGCCCGCCGCCGCCAGCAGGCCCCGCCCCTGGCCTGGCTGGCGCTGGCCCTGGGCATCGCCGCGACGATCGCGGTCAACGTGCTGCACGGCCTGGAGCACGGCCCGGTCGGCGCGGTCATCGCGGCGTGGCCGGCGGTCACGCTGGTCGTGGTGGTCGAGCTGCTGATGGTGATGATCCGCCGGGGCCAGCGGCCCGCCGAGGACCGGCAGGAGGATCACCGCCAGGAGCATGATCAGGACGATGCGCGACCGGTCCTCACGGTGGTCGCGACCACCGGCCCCGAACCGGTCACCGCGACCGGTCCCGATCCGGTCGCCGAGGTCACGACCACCACCGAGACCACCGAGACGACCGGTGCGGAGGGGACCGCCGGGGACCAGGGCGAGACCGGTACCGGTACCGACGCGGAGGACCTCGAGCAGAAGATCGCGGCGGCCCGCGACCGGTACGCCGCGATGATCGCGACCGGCCGACTGCCGTCGATCAACACCCTCCGCCGGGAGATGCGGGTCGGTCACCCGCGGGCAGTCGCGATCAGGGCCGCGCTCGCCGCAGCGGCCTGAACACCGAAACCGTCCGGATGTGGACAGAACCCTAACCTTCAGTTATCTCGTGCTACCCACGGGTTACCTGCAACCTATACAGGGTGTCCGCTCGATACCGCACCTTCCGGGCAGGTAATGATGAGGGCATCATCGATGAGGGGAGGTGAAAGCCGTGACCGAGGACCTGCGGTTCACCAGCGGGCTGCTGAACATGTCCGACGCCGCCCGCTACCTCGGCATACCCCCCGAGACGCTGAGGCGATGGGCCCGTGGCGACGAGAGCGGCGGCCCCATCCTGCACGCCCTGCCGCCGGCCGACCGGCAGGCCACCGTCACCTTCATCTCCCTGGCCGAGGCGTACGTCCTGGAGGCGCTCCGGGACGCTGGCGTGAACCCGCGGAAGATCCGCCCCGCGCTCAAGCGGCTCCAGAAGGAGTTCAGCATGGAGTACGTCCTGGTGGCGCGGGAGCTGGCCACGGACGGCATCGACGTGCTGTGGGACTTCGCTCGCACCAGGGAGGGGGAGGGCCTGATCGAGGCCCGCACCGGACAGCGGGTGATGCGGGAGATCGTCGAGGACTACCTTCAGTACCTCCACTGGGGCGCCGACGAGTTCCCGCAGATGATGGAGTTGCGGAGGTTCCACCCATCGAAGGTCGTCGTCGATCCGCACCGCTCGTTCGGGCAGCCCTTCTTCGCCGGCTCACGCACACGGGTGGCCGACGTGGCCGCGCTGCTGAAGGCGGGCGAGGACCCCGAGGTGATCGTCGATGAGCTCGGAGTCTCCCCCGAGGACGTCCGGTCCGCCGCACGCGTCGTCCTGGGCGGGCACGCCGCCTGAGTTCTACCTCGACGAGAACATCGTTGCCCGGGCCGTCCGCCGGTGCCTGACCAACCTGGGATATCGCGTGCACACCCCAGCCGAGCTCTACGGGTCGCGGGAGCAGGCGGAGGGCGCCCCGGATGAGGACTGGCTGCCGCGCGTGGGCCGACACGGCTGGGCGGTGCTGGGCTGTGATGCGAAGATCTTCGAACGGCCCTGGGAACTGCGCGCCTACCTTCAGGCCAAGCTGCATGCCTTCCTGCTCCCCGGCAACGCGCTGATCGCGGAGCGGGTCAGCCTCGTCGAGGTGTGCCTGGCTGAGATCTGCGCGGTCCACATGTCCGAGCCGCCGGCCGTGTGGAAGCTGACCCCCAAGGGTCTGGACCCCTACAAGATCCCGGGACGGGTGTGTCCCTGACGAGGACGTCCCGCTCGGTGCGCGGGCATGACGAAACGCCCCCGTCTCCCCTCGGCCCAGGGGCCGGTCATCAGGGAGACGGGGGCGTTCGTGCTCGGCGGCGCCGAGCTCATCGAGGCGGGGGAACAGGGCCCGCTCTTCCGGCTTGCGGGAGCCGACCGGCGCGTGGGCCGGATACCCATCCCTGAGCGTCCCCCCTGAGCGGGAGATCGAGGCCGGGCGGGCTTCCCCTCCCGCCCGGCGATCTCCAGGCTACTGCCGAACCTGCCCGCCGGTCTTCGGCTTGTTCGGGATGCCCCACACGCCCAGCGCGACAAGGACCGCCACGCCGATCGGGATCCACTCCCCGCTGTCGATCCGGCCGTCCTCGATGGCGGCCTGCGCGGCCAGCAGGACCGGCCCGGCGGCGGCGATGACGCTCTTCCAGTAGGCGCTGATCTTCATGAGGGAACCTCCTCAGACCCTCGGTGGCCAGCACCACGAGCCGGGCGGGATGTCGCCGCCCTCGTCGGCCTGGCCGTGCGGGACGTTGAACTCGGGGAACCCGCCGGACTCGCCGGGGGTGAACACCCACAGGTGGACGTGCTCGTCGGAGTCGAGCGCGGCGCGCATCGCCTGCGCGCCCTGCTTGCCGCGGTAGTGGACGATCTGGCCGAGAGTCGGCTCGGACATGGTGATCTCCTCAGGTCAGGGCGGCCGGTGCCGCCCGGCTCTCAGGTGATGGGTGCGGCCCAGCTCTCCCGCCAGGTGACCGGCCCCACCACGCCGTCCACCTCCAGGCCCTTCTCGCGCTGGAACGCCCGGCAGACCTCCTCCGAACGCGGCCCGTACACCCCGTCCACCGTGATCCGCCAGCCCCGGTCCCGCATCCGCGCCTGCCAGCGGCGCACGTCGTCCCCGCGCATCATCGGTGGCTGCGACAGGTACCGGCCCGGCCAGCGCGGCGCGGTGACGGCCGGCTTGTCGGCGGGCTTGCTCGGCGACGGCGCCGACTCCCCCGAGTAGGCCGGCCGCCCGTACCCGGCGATGACCGCCGCCGAGCGGATCCGGCGGCGGCAGGCGTCCCCGGTGTTGCCCTCGATGGTCTGCACCCTGCCGTCGCCGAGCACCTTCTCCACGATGCCGACGTGGTCGATCGCGCCGATCGTGTTCGTCTCACCCCAGTCGAAGAACACGATGTCCCCCGGCCTGGCCCGATTGAGGTTGACCACGGTGCCAGCGTGCCAGCGGCCGAGGCGCTGGAAGTCCTGGGCGTGCCAGACGGTGTACGCCCGGTCCCCGCCGGGCAGGACGGCGGCCTCATTGCCGGACTGCCGGGCCCAGTGCGTCACGGCCATGTCGCACCACGGCGCGCGCAGGAAGGCGTCGCCGTGCCGGGCCGCGTACTCCCGGGTGATCGGATTCGGGCGGCCGGACATGCCGAGGTCGTCGCGGGCGGCGGCCAGCATCGCCGCTGCGGTACCCATCAGGACCGCCCCTCCCCGGCGTACACGCCGTCCTCGCCCGGCTCGCCGTACAGCTCCCGCAGGACGGACTCCTCGTCCGGCTCGGTCGCCCGGTGGGCGTCGGGGTGGGCGTCCACCCGGTCCATGCAGAGCACTTCGCCCTGCTGCTCGTTGCTCACGCCTTACTCCTCACGTACGCAGATCAGCGCCGGGCGCGGCCCCGAGGCCGTCACCACGGTCGTCTCCTCTTGCCGCCACCCGTCCGGGCACGGCGGCCCCGGCGGCCCCTGCGGGCCCGTCTCCCCACGCGGCCCCTGCTCGCCCTGCGGTCCGGGAGGACCGGCCGGGCCAGGCTCGCCAGGCTCACCCGGGGCGCCGTCCCGACCCGGCTCACCCGAAGGTCCGGGTGGCCCTGCCGGGCCCTGACCCCCTGGCCGGCCGGACGGCCCGGGCGAACCCGGCACGCCCTGCGGTCCCGTCTCCCCAGGCGGACCGGCAGGGCCCGGCTCGACCGTCACGGACGGGCGGATGCCGTGCTCACGAAGCTGCCGCTCCAGCGCCCTGCTGATCTGCTCGGACCGCTCCGCACGCTGCTCGGCGCGCCGCAGATCGTCGCCCATCGCGTGGATCTGCTCCGACAGCCACCACACCGCAGCCGCCAGCACCAGCCACGCCAACACCGCCCGCACCCGGGGACGCGCCGGGCGCCTCCGCTCACCCGTCACCGGGTGCCCCGGCTCGCCAGCCAGATCTGTACACCCAGGGTGAGGAGGATGAACAGGGTCGGCAGGATCCCCGCGTACACGGCCTGCCGCCAGTTCGTCCCCTGCTGGACCTGCTGGGTCTTGAGTTCGCGGATCGCGGTCTCGCGGTCGGCGCGCTCCTGCGCCAGGTCGCGTTCCAGTTCGGTGAAGCGCCGTTCGAGTTCGCGCTGGTCCCTCGCGTACAGCTCGGCAGAGACGACCCGTAGGCCCATCTCGCGGACCAGTTCCTCCAGCCGGGCTTCCATGCGGTCGAGGCGGCGCACGACCTCCCCCAGGCTCGGCTCATTGGGCACCGGCCCCCCTTGTCGCTATGCGCCCTCGTCGGCGACGGTTTGCGGGGGCGGGGTGATCTCGACCATGCGGGCGGGCTGGGCCGCCTCAACCTTCACCACGCGCATGTGCGCCCACGCCGGGGACGCCTGCGCGGAGATCGCGTCCGCGATGCCCTGCGCGACCGCATGCAGGGCGTGCGCGCCGGACGGGGCGTTACCACCACCGATCTCACCGCCCGTCCCCGAGTAGTCGTGCTCGGGGCGGAACAGCACCGGGAACGGGCCGCCGTCCGACTCGAGCTCGAACCGGTACCACTCGCTGTATGCCTGCATGCTCTATCCGATCTTGGTCGCGACGATGCTGGAGGAGATCCGCATGATGGTGTCGGCGAGCTGCGCCGTGCCCTGAGCCCACCGAAATTGCAGGGTGCCGCCGACGCCGGTGAAGATGATCCCCACCGGGCGGCAGACGACGATGCCGCCGCCCGCCCCGCCGATCACCGCGACGTCCGTGGCGGCAAGGCTGGGGCTGTGGATGTCCCCGGTCGTGGTGGTGACGGCCGACCCGAACGCGCGCGGGCTCCAGTCGAAAATCGCCCCAGCGGGGACCGTCCAGCCCATCCGGAAGTCGGCGTTGTCCGGCGTGCTGTACCTGATCATCGCGTCGATCCGGTACCACGCGGACGGCAGCAGGCCCGGTAGGAACAGCTGGGTGTCGTTGACCAGGTTGGTCGAGTTGTTCACCGTCTGCGGGCTGCTCTTCATCGCCGAGATGCTGAGCGAGTTCAGCCGGCCTGCGGTGATGCGTTCACCGGCCTGCCACGGCCACGCCATATAACCGACCTCCTAGAGTCCGATGATCGCGGGATGGGCGAGCCGCACATCCGTGCCGGCCGCGTGCGCCTTGCTGATGCCGTTCACCGACCTGACCACCGTGAACGTCTGGGGCGAGGCGGCCCCGCTGATCGCGGTGACGGTCATGACCTCGCCGCCGATGAGCACGTCGAACGGGAATTCGGCGGGGCTGGTCGTCCACAGCGGACCGGCCGTCACCGCAACCGACAGGGTCGTCGCCGCCGCCGTGACCGCCGCCGCGAGCTGGGAGCCGTCCGTGTCCGCCCGCCCCCACATCGGATCATCGGCGTACGCGACGTCCCAGGGCGACGCCGGGGAGGTGTTGAACTCGATGCGCCAGGTGTAGAGACCGAGCGTCTCGGTGTAGCCCTCGACGATCTGATCGGTCGGGCCGGGCGGGACGTACGGCGGCAGGCCGTCCAGGCGGATCCGGTCCCGGATGTCGGTGGCCAGCGCGGCCGGGATCAGGTGCGGGTGCCGGTGCAGATTGACGGCGACGGTCGGATAGCGGGCCTCGTCCACCGTGCCCAGGTGGACACGCCACCATGCGATATCGGCGAGCCGGGAATCGTCGAACAAACTCAGCGACAGCGACTCGTCATAGCGCCCGACCCCATCCGGCGGCGGGAGCACTGACAGCGGCGAGGTCTCATCGATCGCCCGCGCGCTGGACCCGCCGACGCGTTCGACGGTGACGTCGTTGCGGACGAGCTGGTCATCATCGATCGGCTCCAGCGGTGGCGCGATCTCGCCTGCGCTGTAGTCCAAGGTCAGCGTCGGCGGCCGGTTGTAGCCGGTGACGCGGGTGCGGTACCGCAGGCCGGGCGGGTCAAGCCGCTCGTACAGCGCGCCACCGTCCGCGGAGGCGGCCTCGGCGATGAGGTCGAGTGCCGTGGCCAGCCCTTGAGGGCCGACCTGCTCGCTCTCGTCGCCGACGACGTCAAGTGGAATGCCCTCCTCGGCCGCCACGCGGGTGATGCGTTCCACGGCCGTCTCACCGGCGTGGCCCTGCGCGGCGGTGGCCAGGGCGAGCATCTGCCCCCACCGGGTACGGCCACCGACGAGCACGTGCGCGACGGCGCCGACGGTGTCCACCGTGTCGGTGGCGGCGGTGTGCAGATAGATGGAGGTGACGGGGGCAGAGGTGTCCACCCATGCCCAGGACAGCGGGTCCTCGTTCCCGTTCGTAGCGACCAGCAGGAGCACTTGTGCGCCGAACTGGTTGAGCATCACGGCCAGGTGGATCGGCATTCCGGGGCCGGTCAGGTAGTTGTTGAGGACCCAGTTCGGCGCCGGGTTCAGCACGATCACCCCGTTGCGGTCGGCGATCTCCAGCACCGCGATCACGGACCCTGACGGGTCCGGGAAGACGTACAGGCTCCAGTCGACGGCGGTGGTCCCGCCGGGGGTGGTCCACCTGATCACGGGGCTGACGGTGTCCACCACCCACTGGGCGGGTGGGATCAGCACGATGGACACCGCCCACTCGGTGGGAGAGCCCGTCACGGAGGCGAACGCCTGGCCATTGGTGCCGCTGACGGTCAGGCCCGCGGCGACCCCGCCGGCTCCCTCGGACCCGAACGCGGCGTCTCCGGTGGCGATCATCGGCGCGCCGCCCGCGTACCCGGATGCGCCCTGGGTGGCACCGGCGGCATCCTCCAGCGGCCACCACGCGGCATACGGTGTCTGACCGGCGATGGCCCTGGTCAGCGCGCCCTTGAGGGCCTTGCGGCCCTGGCCGAGGCGGCGGAGGACGCCGGATGCCTGGATCGGCACCCACGCGTCGTGCTCGCCGGGCGTCCACTTGGGCGGCCACTCGGAGACTTCGCCGTGGAACCGGTACTCGCGGTCGCTGATGCTCGCGGCGCCCGCGACCGTCCACACGTTGCCCTGCGGGTCGGTGAAGCTCGACGAGCCCGCGGTCATGTCGTCGGGACGCCACCCCGCCACCACGGGCCCGTCGATCCCCGACCGCACCTCGAAGGCGTGGTAGCGGCCGGGCACGGTGTCGCCGGACACCTGGGAGATGTCACCGACCTCGATGGGCGCGGTACCTGACCACAGGCTGGTCGTGCCGGTTCCGGTCCGGACCTCCCACACCGTCCATGGACCGTCGATGCTGTCGGCGTAGTAGAACGTCGCGACGTGTTGTCCCGCGCCGTTGTCGACGTCCAGGGTCGCCCGCAGCGCGCGCCTGCCCGTGGGGACTCGAGGTGGCGCGGCCGTGGTCGGGTTGTGCGACCTGATGGTGACGCCGTCCTCGGTCCAGGCGAGGATCGGCACGAGGTCGCCGCCGGACAGCGCCCCCATCGTCAGCGACCACGACCAGTGCGATCCGCTGGCCTTACCGACCAGCGACCCGGCCCGCCACTCGTCGGGGGTCAGCTCGATGCGAATGTCGATGTCGCCGGTGATGTCCAGGCTGGCCCGGTCGGGGCAGGACAGCCGGTCACCCGCCCCGCCCGGCATGGCCAGGTAGGGGTACCCGCCCGGCACCGACACCCGGATGGGCGTGTTCCGCCCGAACTGGCCGTAGTAGGGCGACAACGGGTTGCGCGGACTGTACTTGCCGTTGGTGTTGCGGATCTCCAGGGAGCATGACCCGGGGTCGGCTGCCTGGCCCTCGTCTTGCCGGCCCCGGGTGATGGTGATGGCCTCCCGGGTCCGGACGTCACCGGTGATGTCCGTCCACACTCCGCCGATCTGGAGTTCGACCCGGATGTCGAGCGGTTCGTCTGGGAACGGCACGTCACCGCCCCCCGAGCGCTAGCTGGACGTTACCGCCGCCCTGAACCCGGATGACCTTCCGGAGCAACTTGAGCATCTCCTGATCGGCGCCGCGGGCATCCAGCGTCACCCGCACCTCGACCGGCCCCGCGCCGCCGCCCGGAACGGCTGCCGCGCCCGCCCGGCCCCCCGCCGTGGTGGTGGCCGCGGCGATCGGCACTCCGGCCCCGGCGGCCGTTTCGGCGAGGGTGGTCGCCGCGGAGGAGACCAGCCCGGCGTTGTTCTCCATGCCGAGGGCGAGGCCCTGCGCGAGGTTGGCGCCGTAGCCCATGAACAGGCGCGAGGGGGACCGGATGCCGAGGACGTGCAGCACCGGGCCCGGCACGATCCGCTTGACCAGGTTGAGGATCGCGTTGTAGAGCCACGACCCCATGCCGACCATGCCGTTGTACAGGCCGATCAGCACGTTCCGGCCGGCGTTGTAGAGCAGGCTGCCGAGGTTGCCGATCGCGCGGGCGATCCGGCCCGGCAGGCTGGTCGCGAAGGAGACGACCCAGTTGAGGCCGGCGCGCACACCGTTCGGCAAGGTCTGCGTGAAGAAGTTCCGGACGCGCGTCCAGTTCGCGATGATCCACGGGACAGGGCCAAGGAAGCCGCGGCGGGCGGCCCCGGAGATGAACCCGACGATCCAGCCGACACCCGCCCTGATCCCGTTCGGCAACGTCGTCGTGAAGAACCGGGCGACCTTGTCCCAGTTCGCGATGACCAGCGCGACGGCGGCGACCACGGCGGTGATGATCCACCCGACCGGGCCCATGCTGAGCACCCAAGCGGCGGCCATCCGCACGGCGTTGGCCATGGCGCGGGCGGCCATCATCGCCCAGGAGGCGGCCACCCGGGCACCGGTCGCGGCGGCGGTCGCAGCGTGCCGGACGGCGGCGGCCGACGCCCGCCCCATCGCCGATGCGGCGTCCCCCATCCGGGAGACGAACCGGCGGGACGGAGAGTCGGCATCGCGCAGCGCACCGGCGACCCTGCCGACACCACCCGCAGCGGTCCCGGCCAGGCCGACCAGCGGCCCCAGTCGGGAGGTGACCATGCCGATCGCCAGCGACCACGCGAGGAACTGCGCGGCAGTGCCGCTGGTTCCGCCCGGCAGGGCCTCCAGCATGTCGACGATCAGCCCCAGCGGGCCGACCAGCAGCGGCAGGATCGCGACCAACTCGGACGCCGTTTGGTTGATCAGGCCGAACGTGCTGGCGAGCTGTGCCTGGCCCTCCGCGGACTGCGCCCACGCGGCCATCTGCGCGGTGATGCGCTCCAGCCCCCCGGCCAGATCACCGGCGTCGGTGTTGGCGGCGCCGAACACCGCGGCGACCACGATGCCGAGGTTCCGGGCGATCCTGATGAGCTGGCCCACGCGGTCCACGGCGTTGTCGACCCAGGCGGTTGCCCGGCCGCCCTGCGCGATGGCGGACAGCCATTGCCCGGCGCGGGTCATCAGGCCGCCAAGGACCGCCCCACCTCGACCGAGGTCATCGACGAACACGGCGGCCAGGTCGCGCACGCCGCGCACAAGGACGGGAACCCCGGCCCCGGCGGCGTCGATACCCTGCCGGACACCGAAGAACAAGCCGCGAAGGAACGCCAAGGTGCGCGCCTCGCGGGCGACGCCCATGACGCGGGCACCGACCCTGCCGAGAGCAGCGCCGACTCCGGACATGCCGCCCTGCACCGGGCCGCGTAGATCGTCGGCCAGGCCGCGGGACTGGGCGCGCATCGGCGCGAAGAACGCGTTCTGGACGTTCTTCTGCATCCCGAAGAACACGCCGCCCAGCTCGGCGGCGACCGCCCGCGCGTGCGGGGGCAGTTCGGCCAGCGCCTCCTCGAAGGCTTTCGCGTCACCGACGAGTGCGGCGCCGAGGGTGTCGCCCAGCCCATCGAGGGCCATCTGGAGGGCGAACACGCCAACCTTGAAGGCGGCCAGCACGGTCGGCCCGGCGGCCAGCAGCCCCAGCGCGGGCGCGAGCGCGGCGGCGAACGTCGTCGCGCTGCCGGCCAGGCCGACGAACGCGCCCGCCTGCCCGACCCGCATGAGCTGCGTGTGGACGCTGGACAGGGTCCGCCGGAACCGCGAATCGTCCGCGGAGATGATGGCGACAAGCTCACCCAGCCGGAGGGCCACAGATCACCCCCCGTGCTGGTCACCGCTGCTGGTCGTCCTCGGGTGGCCGGAAGTGGCGATGGATGCGGGTGTCGGCGGCGAGCAGGCCCTTGATGCGGGTCTTGAGCCACCGCCAGGACCGGTGGGCGAGGATGCCCGACTCGACGTCGATGCCGTACTCGGACTGGAGGTCAGCTTCGACGAGGGCCCACTGTTCTAGGAGCGCCTGCCACGTGACCGATCCCGCGGCGGGCGAGGCCGGGACGCCCTCGTACCATTCGTAGAGGCCGGTGACGGGGTCTTTCTCGCCATGGCCTGTGACGCCCGGCGGGAGGCCCGGTTCCCCGCCGCCGGGGCCAGTGCTTCCCCCATCGCGGTCGCACCCCCGCCGGACTCCCAGTACTTCGCGGCGGTGGCCTCGTCGCGGAGGATCCACACCATGACGGTCATCCCGGCGTGCTTGATCGCCTGCCAGTTCACCCCGTCTCGGATCATCTCGTCGTAGGCGTCGCCCATGACGCGCCGGTACAGGTCCCGCTCGCCGTCGTCGTCGAGCACCTCGATGTCCTCGTCGGACACGGCCTGTTCGGTGGCCAGGCTCGCGCCGACCGACATGACGCGTTCGACGTAGAGGGCGGTCTCGGCGGACACGTCGTCGATGCGGTAGACGCGCCCGCCGAGCGGCAGTTCGATGTACGCCCCGTGAAGGGCATCGCCGAGATCCTTGAATGCGGTCATGAGGGGGTCAGGTCTCCGATCAGACGTAGGTGTAGGCGGCGGTGCCGGTGCCGGTTCCGTTCGGGGTGGTGACGTCCACGTTCGCGGGCCCGGCGGACCCGGCCGGGGTGATCGCGGCGATCTGCGTGGAGCTGACCACGGTGAAGTCGGTGACGTTGACGTCGTCGAACTCCACATCGGTGGCGCCGGTGAAGTTCGCGCCGGTGATGATGACCAGGTCACCGCCCGCGGCCGGCCCGGACGCCGGCGACACGGCCGACACGATCGGCGCCGGGGTGGCGTTGACCGGGTTGGCGATGCTGGTCAGCGGCCCGTCACCGGTCAGCGTCACCGTCACCCGGTCGAGCTGCTCGGTGTCCCCGCCCTCGGGCGCCCACGTGACCAGCGCCCAGCCCTGCCGGCCGGTGCCCTTGCCGGACCGGTCGAAGTAGCGGACCTGGATGCGGGAGTCGGCGCCGAACGCCTCGGATGCGGCCTCCAGCGCGTCGTGGGTGGGGTGGTAGGCCAGGGTGTCCGGGTCGTACTTGTGGGAGATCTTCGCCTCGATCTTCCACGCCTGCGCGGTCTTGGTGTTGCCCTTCCATCCGTTCGACTCGTAGTCGCTGTCGTCCTGGATGGTGGGGTCGACCGTGGGCTTGAATTCGACGGTGCCCATGACGGTCTGCCAGTCGGGCACGGCCTCGGTGCCGAGGTTGAGCTGCCACCTGTACCGGCGCGCAAGGTCGGTGATCTCGTTGGCCACAGCGGGCCCTCCTTACTGATCTCGATGCTCGGATGGCCTGCGGGCCTGTACGTAGTAGTTGTCGGTGCGCTCGTGCCGGTCGGCCTGCCGGTCCGTCCCGCCGGGTGCGGACAGCTCCTCGCCGGATCGGCGGAACATCTGGCTGACCCGCACGCCGCCGAACTCGACACCGGACAGCCCGTCCAGGGCGTCATAGACGGCGTCGGACAGGTCGGCGACCTCGCGGGGGTCCCGGCCGGCGCGGGTGCGGACCTGGAGGCCCACGGTCACGTCCCACGACCCGTCGACCGACACGGGGTAGGTCTGGAGGCAGATCACCCGGTCGGGGTTGGGTGGCATCGTGGCCAGCACGATGGCCGTTTCCCCGGCCTGGTAGGCGCTGCCGTCCGCCCGCCAGATGCCGACACCTTGGGCGGCGAGGTAGGAGGCGACGCCGGTGAGCAGGTCGGTGTTCCATCCCACCCGGCTACTCCAGTTCCCGGCGGATCTCGGCGGCGAGGATTTCCAGCATCGTGCCGCGTTCGCGGTTGAACGGGTCCTCCAGGTACTTCGCCTTCCGCCCCGGGTCGTGCCGGTAGGTCAGATCCTCGTGCTGCCGCACCGCATACGGGGTGTCGTAGGAGACTGCGGCGCTCATCGTGTCCTCGTCGACGGACGCGACGCCTGAGCGCTCCAGCGTCGCCTCTTCGATCGGGACCTCCTGCCGGGATTCGCCGAGTAGGTGTTCGGCGTCCTTGCCGAGCCCGCGCACGGCGGCGGCCTTCGTCCGCTCGGTGACGCGCTGGCCGTCCCAGTCCAACCGGAACCGCACCGTCATGCCCGCCTCCTCACTCGCACACGATCTCCAGGTGTTCCGGCAGGTCCGGCTGCCCGTGGGCGTCGCGGCGGAGGGCGGCGATCACGAGGGTCTGCACGCCCTCCGGGGTGCCGTCCGGGATGGTGATGCGGGACCGCGGCGGGCACACGACGTCCAGTCGCGTGTAGACCGTGGTCCGGCTGGTCACCTGCGACCCGTCGTCGGCGCGGATCAGGCGGGTCTGCTGGTCGACGAACGCGGGCACCACCACGGCCGGCCCCCATACGTCCCCGTAGGGCCCCCGGCCCTGGTGGGGTTCGATGGTGATGTCCGGCAGGGTGTAGCCGATCTCTTGCAGGATGCCGATGATGTCGGTCACCACGGCCCCTGACCGATCAGCCCCGCCGCGTAGAGGATCTGCCAGGCGTCGACCGACAGGCGCCCGGCCGTCGCCTGGGCGGGCGGGGTCACGTCGGTGCGGCGGCCCAGCTTGGCCGACCCGATCGACACGTCCGCCCACTTCCCCGCGCCGGTGCCGTCGCCGGCGTCCAGCCGGTAGGCGGCCTGCTCCAGCGTGGCGGCTTTGAGCGCTGCCGTGATGTCCGGGTCGGTGGCGGCGCCGTTCGTGTCGGTGTCGTAGACGGCGGTCACGGTGGCCGTGTCGACGTCCCGTGAGGCGCGGTCCAGCAGCCGGGCCGCGCCCGCCGGGGGCTCGGCCAGGCCGAGGAACGTCGCCAGCTCGGCGGGCGTCGCGTAGGCCACGTCAGCCGCCCTGCTCGCCGTCCGGGTCGGCGGGCGGCTCGTCGGCGGGGTCGGTCGAGTCCTGCTCGCCCTCGGCCGGATCCTGCGTGGGCTCCCGCTCGTCGCCGTAGACGGCGATCAGGTCCGCCTTCGTGGCCTCCTCCGCCACGTCCCGGGCCGCGCCCCGCGCCACGGCGTAGTCCACCCACGCCGACTTCGGGGCACTCTTGGCCGGCCGCCGCGCGGCGGCCTGCCCGGCCGTCTCGGCGACCGCCTCCGGCACCGGCTGCCGCTCGACCAGCACCCGCTCGGCGAGGTCGGTCTCCTTCGCGGCCTGCTCGCCCGGGTCGGCCGGCACCGGGCCGGGTGCGATCGGGGCGGGCGGGACCGCGTGCGCACCCGGGGCGACCACCTCGGGGCCGTGCGGATCGGCCTCGCCCGCGTTGGTCGGCGGGAGGAAGTCCTCCGGCTTCGGGGCGACGGCGGCGTCCCGCAGGGCGGTGCCCGACCGCACCTGCTCGACGTCGCGGGAGTCGACCCGCTCGACGGTCTCGGCGGGCTCCTGCTCGACGGTCTGGCCGTCGACCTCGTACCCGGCTCCCCGGCAGTAGGAGATGACCGCCGGGTCGTCGGTCTCGGCGACGCCGTCCTTGAATTCGACGTTGCCGATGCGGCCGTTGTAGCCCCGGTTGGGGGCGACGATCCGTGCCATGGTCAGACCTCCTCGTCGATCTCGATACGGACCCGCACCAGGTCCTCCACCGGCTGGCCGGCGAGGTCGGTGAGCGCGTCCAGCACCGGCCGGGCCGTGTCCTGGTCGATGCCACGCTCGGCGAGAATCTGCTCCAGCTCCTCCCGGGTGGCCGCCCTGCGCCGCGTCACCATCAGGCGCTCTTGAGGTTGCGCAGCACGCCCGCAGCGCGGGTGGCCTTGAGGACGGGGGCGGTCGGGCCCAGTTCGACCTCGCCGGTCTTCACGGCGCCCGGGGCGTCGAAGTCCGGGAGGAAAGTCTGCACGAGTGGGGCGCCCGCCATGCTGACCGCGTGGAATCCGTCCAGGCCGAACCTGACGGCGTAGAGGTCGCCGAGGCCGGTGATGTTGCCGCCCGCTCCGCCCGCGTCGGTGTCGCGGGTGACGAGCTGGATGACGTCGGTGTTGCTGCCGGCCTTGGTGCCGAGGTCGACGAGCCGGATGCCGTTGTACGCCTGGACGGGGCGGCCGAAGCTGTCGGTGGTCTTGTCGATCATGTCGGCCCACGCCGCCACGTACTTGAGCAGGGCCAGCGTCTTGCGGTTGCCCATGATGGCGTCGGGGGTGCCGTCGAGGGTGGCCAGCCAGGCGTCGATGTGCGCCATGACGGCCAGGGCCTCGGACTTGGTGTCGACCGTGGTCAGGTCGATGTATCCGGTGGCGACGCCGTTGTTCAGCGGCAGGTACTCGGTGCTCGACCCGGCGAGCATCTTGGACAGGCCGTCGAAGCCGTCCGCGTCGACGGCGGTGTCACCGTTAATCACCTGGTCGGCGAAGAACGCGTTGGCGGCCTTGATCTTCTGCTGGAGCTGGAGGGCGGTCTCCGCGCCGGCGGCGACCCGGTTCAGCACTCGATCGATCTGGAACGACCCACCGAGCGGCTTGAGGTCGACCGTGAAGCGCTGCTTGGTGACCTCGGACGGGGTGTACTCCGAGTTGATCGCGCGGAAGTCGGCGGTGGGCTGGGTGACGAGGCGCTGGTAGCCGTAGGTCAGGGTGCCGCCGCCGCCGCTGGCGTTGACGACGTCGTCGAAGGTGAGCCGTTCCATCAGGAACGACGACTTGGTGAACTCGTCGATGACCTGGACGTCGATGTCGTCCGTGGCCATGAGCTTCGCCTGGGCGAGCGAGACGGGCATGAGGTGTTACCTCCGGGAGATGAGTCAGCCGCCCTGTGCGAAGCGGGCGGCAATGGCGTCGGACAGGGTCGCGGCCTTGCCGGTGGTCCCGGGCCTGCCGGGGGGTTCGGTGCCGCCGCGGGGCGCCGGCGCCTGGCCGTTCGCCCGGTATCGGGGGTTGTCTTCGAGGGCCTTCTTGACGAGGTCGCGAACCTTGGACCGGAAGTCGTTCGCATCCGGGTCGAGCGCGCTCGCCTTGGCCAGGAAGGACCGTGAGTCGTTGAGCGCCTTGGCATCGGCGCCGAGATCCTGCGAGCTTTCCCACACGGCGTCCCGGAACCTCAGCTCGCGGTTCTCCTTGATCGCCGCCTCGGCCTTGGCGACGAGCTGAGCAGTGTCGGGGGCGGCGTCGGCGTCGTCCTTGACGAGGCCGATGGCCTTGCCGATCTCCTGGGCGAGTTCCCGCTTGGCCTCCTCGGCAGCCTTGGTCTTGGCGTTGACGCGCTGCTTGCCCGCTTCGGCGCGGGCCTCCTTCAGCTCCCGCTCCAGCCGGGCGATGGTCGCCGCGGTGTCCTCGCCGTCCCGGGCGCTCTGGTCGCGCTGGCCGGGCTGCTCGGCGGGCTGCTGGGGGGCCGCCGGTGCGGCGGTCGGCGGGGCCTGCCCGTCGTTGGCCGGGGTGGTGTCGGCGGCGGGGGTGTCGGTCACGGTGCCCTCCTGGGGCGTGGGTCGGGGCCGCGCCCGGCGGCCGTGATGCGGATACGAGAAAGCGTTGTCCGGAGCATGGACAACGCTCATAGGATCGGTTAGTGTTGTCTCAACAGCGGACAACACTTAAGGGGTTCCGATGAACCGGCAGCTCGCCCTCGTCGATGACCAGCTCGACATCTTCGACGCCCTCACCGAGACCGCCGAGGACACCACCACCGAGCAGGCCGGGGACCTGGCCCTGTTCGACCTGCCCACCGCCCCCGCCGGCCCGGTGCAGCTCACCCTCGACGAGGGCGAGCACCTGGAGCGGTACGGCTCCACCACCTACGCGGTGCGCCTCGACGACGAGGGCATGGCGTGCTTCCGGCCGGTGGCCGCCTGATGGACCCCGTGCACTACCTGGACCGGGCGGCCGTGGCCGCCCTGTTCGGCGTCACCGCGCAGGCCGTCGCCAAGTGGCAGGACCGCTACGACGACTTCCCCAAACCCGATGCGACATGGGGCGAGCGGAAGCTGCCCGGGTGGCTGCCCGAGCGGGTCGGCAAGATCAGGGCGTGGCACGCGGCCCGGCCCGGTCAGGGTGCGCCCGGCCGGCCGAAGCCGGGATCGGGGCGGCGGCGTCAGGAGGAGTAGTCGACGGGGAACGGGGCGACCCGGTCATAGCCGCGTAGCCACATGCGGGCCTTCGCGCGCGTGATCGGGTCGTCGGCGTGCCGGTCGTACGGGCAGGACGACATGGCCCGGCCCTCGCTGGCCGCCCGCCTGCCTTCGGCGTGCGCGAGCACGAGCCGCATGGCGGCGGCGCGGTCGGCGGGCGTGGCGGTCATGCGAGGAAGTCTCCCCCGGATCTGTCGCGGCGTCTACGGATCGCCTCGAAATCGTCGATGAGCTGGGCTTTGAACTCCTCGAACGTGAGGCGTCCGTGCTCGTCCCACCACGCCTTGAGGTCGTCGGTGGCGTACCGGCGGGCCCGTGCTTCCGGCCCGGTGAACAGCGACCGCGGGTCGATGCCGCGGGCCTGCCCCTCCCGGGTGACCATGTGCCCGCGGGTCGCGGCCTCGGCGTCGAGCCACTGCTGGTGCACGTAGTCCCGGTACGCCTGCCGCGCCAGCTCCTCGAACCCGGCGCCGCTGTACCCCTGGGCGCGGAGGTCGTCGATCGCCCGCTGCCGCCGCTGCCGCTCCACGCTGATGCCGTAGACCTCGGCGACCGCGTCCTCCTCCGGCCACCCCTGGTCGATCAGTTCGATGACCCGGTCGGCGAGCTGCTGTTCGCGTTCCTCCCGGCGCCGCCGGTCGCGTTCGCGGGCCTGCTCGCGGGCGCGGGCTTCGGCTTCGCGGCGGTCGATCTCGGCGGCCAGTGCGTCGATCCACCCCTGGTCGCCCTCGCCGGCGAGCGCGTCCATGAGGGCCTGGTCCAGCTCGGCCTCGGTCATGTCGGCCGGGTCGGGCCGCTGCGGGTCGTCGATCGCCGCCTGGCCCGGCCCCGCGGTGCGGTCGTCGGCCGCCGGGGGCTGCTCGGGTTCGGGTCGGGTCCGGCGCGGTGGCGCGGGTGCGGGGCCGTCGTCGATGGTCGGCTGGGCGGGCGGGGCGAGGTCCCCGGCCGGGTCGCCCTGTCCGCGGGGCGGGATGTTCCCGGCGCCGATCTGCTCCCGGTAGGGCAGGCGCTTCAAGCCGGGATGAGCGGCGAGGTGCTGCCGCAGGGCGGCCTGTGCGGCGCGGACCCGGCGACGGGCGGCGGTCCGGGCCTCGTCGGTCAGGGCCGCGGCCTCCCGCTCCTTCTCGCGGCGGATCCGCCGTTCGAGGGCGCGCTGCCGCTGCCGGGCCTTGTCGCCTTCCGGGTCTGCGGTGTTCTGCGGTACGCGCGTCACCCCGGGCAGGTACGCGGACACCGAGTGGCGGCAGTTCGGGTGCTGGAACCCCGCCGCTCTGGCGGTGTCCAGGGTGGCGGCGGCCTGGACGGTGACGGGGACGTCCCGGGTCGCGTGCATCGTCTGCACGTCCAGCGGCCCCTCGTCCGTGCGGAGGATCTTGCCTTCCCACGGCCGGCACAGCCTGCACTCCTGTGGGGCGTCACTGACGTACACCAGCTTCACGCCGATGCGGTCGAGCCGATCCACCTGGCCTTGTATCGCCGCCCTCTGTGCGTTGGTGCGGGTGGCCATCTCCGCGTAGCTCGACAGGCGCCAGCGGCGGCCGGCGCGGTCCGTGAACGAGGTGATGCCCCGGTCAACGAGGCGCTGCCACATGGATTGTGCGGCCTGCCGGCGGGTCTGCGTCCCGGTCAGCACCCGCGCGGCGGCGGCCGCCTGGACGGCCCGGTAGGCGTCTTCCACGTTACGGAGCACGTTGGCCTGTACGGCGCCGACGTCCGAGACGAGCGCGTTGGCCAGGTCTTCGACGAATCCCCCGCCGGTGATCTCCTGCTGCGCCTCACGGGCGGCCTGGCCGATGCCGCTGCGAGGGAACCATGGCTCCGGGAGGTCGGCCAGCGCCGACGACCAGCCGTGCCGGTAGGCGTCGGCGAGAGCCTGCCGGATGGCCGGGCCGGAGTCGGCCTCCAGCGCGGCGAGGATCGCCTGGGCGGACGCTCGCAGCGCCCGGATCCCACCCAGGCGGCGCTCGGCGGTGGGCGAGTCCAGACCGGCGTCCAGGTGCCGGCGGATGATCTGTACCAGCGCGGTCTCGGCCTCACGGTAGATCGCGGCGACCTGGGCGGCGATCTCCTCGACGAGGTCAGGGTCTACGGCCATGGTCGGTCACCTCGTCGGGCGGCCAGCCGTCCGCGCGTTCGATCTGCCCGCCGCCGCTCCCGGAGAACCCGAACGGCGGTCCGTCCGTCTCCTCGGGCTCACCGGCCGGGCTGGTGTCGATCTCGATGGCCAGCACCTCGGTTCCGAGGATGCGGAGAGCGAGGCGCACGGCTACTGCTCGGCCGGTTGCTCGTCGGCGGCCGGCTCGCCGGTGCCCTGCCTGAGCGTGGCGGTCGCCCGTTCGATCGGGTCGAACGCGCCGGAGTCGTCCCGGATGCGGGCGACCTCGGCGCGGATCTCGGGCTCGCCCCACTCGGGGTGCAGCATCCGCACGCGGGTCTCGACGCTCGCAGCCTCGGCCCGGGCCAGCAGTTCGACGGTCTCGGCGACGCTGCGCGGGTCTTCGGACACGGCGGGCGGGAACTCGACGGTCGGCACCTCGGGCGTCACCTTCGACCAGCCGAGTGCCCGGTCCAGCGCCAGCATCGCCTCCACGATCCGGCGAAGCGCGGGCGTCCAGTACTTCGCCTTGCGGTCCCGGGTGATCATCGACCGGCGTTCGCGGGCGTTGACCTCGGTGGCGGTCACCGCGGCGGCCTCACCCTGGAACCCGAACGTCTGCACGCTGTACCCGGCGGCGCGGATGGCCTGCTCGGTGAGGGCGCGGGCGGTCTGCTCGTGCTCGGCGACCCTGATCGCGAACTGGGTCATGGTGATCCCGCCGCCCTGGGTGGGGTCCATGTCCAGCTCGGCGTACACCTCGCGGTCGGCGTCGAACACGGCGCCCTCGCCCGGTCCGAGGTCTTGGAGGTATCCGCGGGGGACGATGATGCGGGCGCGGGCGAGGCGCAGGTCCCGCATCCACGAGGTGTAGGTCTGGTCGAGCGCGTCCAGCAGGTCGTACACGGGGGCGGCGTAGTCGGACCGCCCGTACGGCATCCCGCGGTGCCGCCGGTTGGGGCGGATGTTCGGGACGTGTATCGCGGTGAGCAGGTTGATGCCGGTGGGCTGGCGGCCGTCCACATCGACCCGGGCGGCGATGTCCGCCGTGTCCTCGCGGGACGCCAGCGGCACCTGGGTGCCGAGGCTGGTCGACGTGCCCTCGAAGAGGGCGTAGACGATGGCGCCGGGCTCGTGGTGCTCCAGCAGCCGCACCACCTGGTCCCCCGACCGCTCCAGCTCCCGCCAGAAGGTGACCTCGACGAGGCGGCCCCACCGGAACACGGGGATTGCGGCGTCGCCGTGCTCGACGGCGAGGATGGGCCGCTTCGCCACGTCCTCGTCCCACGCGAGTTTCAGGTAGACGTCGCCGATGCCCGCGCACACCTCGGCGGCCTCCAGCAGCCGCATGTGGACGCCGCCCTCGTCCCAGATCTGATCCAGCCGGGCCTGCGTCGCCGGGGTCTCCACCGTGATCGCCGGGGGCTCACTGAACAGGAGGTCAGCCGAGGTTGAGGCGATGTCCCCGGCAAGGGGGACATGCAGGCGGGTCTCGTGCCGGGTGAGGTCACGGGCTTGCGCCCACAGGCGGGTCAGGTGCTGGTGCCAGTCGCGTTCGCGGCGGATGCCGGTGCCGTAGACGGCGGCGAGCCGGGCCTTGTCCCCGCTGTACCAGGCGTCGGCTTCGGTGTAGTCGGCGTACACCGGGGCGAGGGTCTTGGGCGGCCAGGGTGACCCGGCGTCGGGCAGCGGCATCAGGCACTCACCTCCGCCAGGTCGGGAGTCACGCAGCCCGGCAAGGCGGCGATGTAGGCGCGTAGGTCGGCGTCCGGCCGGAACCACTCGCCGCCGACTCGCAGGTGTGCGAACCGGCGGTGCAGTTGCTTCTCGTCGTCCAGCCCGGCGTCGGGGATGGTCGCCAGCAGGCGGACCGGCCCGACCGTCATGCCCTCAATGAGGCAGGAGCCCTTGCTGATGGCCTTGATCCGCTTGTCAAGGTTCGTGGTGTACCCGATCTTCACGAACCCGTCTCGCTCGACAAAGTAGACCAGCGGAGGGAAAAGTTCGGCCCGCTTCTGTTCGGCGGCCTCTCGGCGGGCTTCGGCTTCCGCGTGCAGACGTTCCCGCTCGCGGCGGGTCTCCGTCCGAACCCAGTCGAGTGCCCGCTTGTAGTGGTGCCGACAGACCGGGACGTCCCCAATGCGTTCTTCGGCGTACCGGCCGCACAGTTCACCCGCGCCGTGATCGCCGAATTCGCCGGTTGCCCACCGTGCAGAACAGATCTCGGCCTTGGGGTCCTCGTACATCTCCGTCACGTAGTCGCGTTCGGGTACGTACGTTCCCTTGGATGGGCTGTAGAGAACGACCGCGTTCTCGTGGTGCAGGCCCATCCGGCACCGGGGGCAGTCGCCGTCGTTGAGTTTGCAACATCGCTCGTCGATCCGCCTAGCCAGCGATGCAAACTCAGGGAACGGGTCTTCCTCCAGGGCAGCGGACAACGCAACCTCCGAGGGGTGTGAGGGGGTCGGGTCCGGTCCGGCGCGTGGGACCCCCTCAGGCCCACGGCCGGACCGGAGATCAGGCCCCGGCCCGACCCGGGACGCCGCCGGGGACACGGGCAAGAGTCGGACCGGGGGGTTCAGGCGGCCAGCGCCAGGGCGGGCAGCAGCGGACGCCACAACCACGCCGCGGAGTGGATGCCGTACCGCAGGGCGTCGCACGAGTGGTCGTCGACCTTGAGCGGCTTGTCCTCGCCGCGCTCGGCGGCGCGGTCGTCCCACGAGTAGCCGGGCAGCTCGGCGAGCAGCCCCGTACAGGACCGGTGGATCAGGAGCCTGCCGCCACCCAGCAGTGACGAGACGGTGCGGATGCCGTCCAGCACGCTGTTGTCGGCGGGGGCGATGCCGGGCACCTGGTCGCGCCAGAGCTGCGTCATGAACGATGCGGCCGAGGGGTCGACGTACACCCGTTCCGGCGTGATGCCGCGCGCCCTGCCCTGCTCGCCCGGTCTGGGGACGTCGGCGAGCCACGCCCGTAGCCGCTGGGAGTACTCGGCGTCGGTGAGCTGCCGGCGGGCGGTGCGGGAGTCGTGGCGGTACTCGGCGGCGACGTACAGGCGGCGGTCGCCGATCGGGCCGCCGATGCCGATGGCGAGGGCGGCGAAGGGGTTCACCGTGCCGTAGTCCACACCGACGCTGATCCACCGGTCGATGGGCGGGAGGTCGGTGACGAGGTGCCGGTCCTCGTCCCACATGTCGTAGACCGCGCCCTCGGCGATCACCCATTCGCCGAGCACGTTGCGGCGGTAGAACAGGCCGACGTTCTCGGCCTTGACCTGGGCGACGTAGGAGGCCGGAAGGGTCGGGTTGTCCTCCAGCTTGAAGGAGTACCGGTTCAGGTCTAGGGCGTCGGGGTCGGCGGTGGTGAGCACCTGCCCGTCGCGGGTGAGATGCAGGCGGGCCCGGCTGAGGTAGTCGGCCATCAGCCAGTGGTTCTTGGCGGCCGGGTTGGTGGTGCCGAACCACTGCGCGCCCTCGATGCTCAACCGGGTGAGCAGCATGGCGAAGAAGCTTTTGGGCCAGGTGGTGATCTCGTCGCCGTAGGCGCCGGCGAGGGTGAGGCCCTTGATCTTCTCGGCGGCGCGTTCGTCGTTCGCCCCCGCCAGGTACACCGTGCGGCCGAACAGCTCGACCTCACCGGCACCGGCCTTGTACTTGCAGCGGCGCGACCCGACCATCTCGGTGATCGGGTCGATGATGTTCCGCTTGAGGGTGCGTTCGGTCTTGCCGGCCATGAGCAGCGGGCCGGGTGGTCCTTCGCGGACGAACCGCAGCCACGCGAGGATGCTGCACACCGTCTTGGACGACCGGACGGCGCCCTCCCACAGGTTCCCGCGGGCGGTCGCCAGGCGCACCGACTCGGCTTGCTTGCCGACGAGGGGGGCGACGGTGTTGGTCACGGTTGGCCGATGATGTCGCGGAGCCAGGCGTCCACGGCGGACAGGCCTTGGTCGTCGCTGTCCAGGCGGCCGAGGGCGATGTGCTTGTCGGCGGCCACGCCGAGGAGGGTGATCAGGTCCCGGTCGGACATGTCGGGGAGGCGTTCGCGGAGGCGGGCGAGGGCGGCGCGGGACAGGTCGAGCAGGTCGGCGGTGTGGTCGACGCGGCCGGCCTTGCTGTCGGCCACCCGGGCGGTGGTGGCTTTTTCGGTCTGGGACCGGTCGAACGCCTCGTCCAGCCCGTCGGTCTGCGCGAGGCGGGTGACGGTGCTGGGGGAGACGCCGTGGTCGCGGGCGATCTGGTTGCGGCTCTTGGTCCCGGCCTTGATGTCGGCGAGGATCGCGGCGCGGACGTCGTCGGGAAGGGGGGCGGGCATCAGCTTCCCTCCCCGGCCTCCTCGGCCCGTGCTGCCTGGTAGGCGGAGAACTCGCCGATGAAGTTCGCGTAGAGGCTGAGGCCGATGACGACCCAGACGGCGTCGCGCCACCACAGCGCGACACCCCGCGCGCGGGCGGGGCGGTGAGCAGAGATGATCCACTCTAGGTTGCCTAGCGTGACAGAGGTCTGACCTGCGTGCAAGCTGGACGCGCGGGGATGGTGCCGCCGGGCGCAGGCCGGGTCTTCGGCCCCCGAAGTCACAGGGCCTCTCCGGCCTTCGCCCACCGGGTCCGCGTTGACGGTGGGCCTGGTGACAGGTGTTCCGCCCCGAGGTGCAGGCCGCGGTGTGACGTTGACGCCCGGCGGCAGGTCTCTATCCGGCCATCTTCTCCCGGCGGCTCAGGTAGCGCTCGACGCTGCCGAGGTCGTACCACGTGGCCCCGCCCTCGGTGCGGGCGGTGATGTGCCCGCGGCGGGCCCACTGCCGCACCGTGTCGCCCCCGATGCGGACACGGTGCCGGCGCAGGGCGTAGGCCTGGACGCGCTCCCAGGTGACCCACCGGCCGGCGGTGCGGTTCCGCAGGTACGGCGCGGCCTCCTGCGGTCCGCACACCGAGCAGCGGGCGGTCCAGGTGTCATCGGCCTCCTGGACCATGGAGATGACCCCTGCGCAGCGCTCAGCGCCGTCGGAGACGACGCGGCAGCGTTCGCCGGTGGGCAGGCGGCGGGAGGGGTCCAGGAGGCCGTGTGCGCGGCCGACGAGGGCGCGCAGCACCGGCGGAAGCTCCTCGGATGCGACGGGGTCGGCGGCGAGCCAGTCGACGTGCGCGGCGAGCCAGCCGGCGATCTCGCCGATGCGGTCGTCGGGCAGCGCCAGGGCGCGGGCGTCCGCCACGTACTTCGTCCACCACACGAGGTCGTGGCGGATCTGGTCGCGGTGGTCGGCGACGGCCGGGTTGATCGGCAGGGGTGCCGATGAGGTGCCGGTGACGCGGGGTCCGCCGCCGCCGGTGACGGGGGAGACGAGGGCGTCGCCGAGGCGCCCGTACAGGGCGGGCAGGGCTTCGAGGTGGGCGGCCATGCGGTCCCGGCAGGCCCAGCAGGTGCGGAGGGTGGGGGCGGCGCGGCGGTCCTCGCCGTGGTGGGGGCACAGCAGCGCGGTGGCGGCGGTCAACGGGTCTCCCCTCGGGCGATGCGGTCGGCGCGGACGCGCAGGTGGCGAACGACATCGCGGACGGCATTGTTGGCCTGGTCGAACGGGTCATCGTCGGCGAGGATGAAGCCCTGGGCGATCTCGTCGGCGGCGCGGGCGATCACCGCGGCCTCGTGGGCGGGCAGCACGGCGGCGAGGCCCCTGCGGGCCTCGCGTTCGGTCAGGACGCCGACGGTGTCGGCGAGCAGGTCCACCAGCTCGGCGGGCACGTCTTCGGGCTTCATCGGTCCTCCTCGGGTCGGGTCCTGCGGGTCAGGGCGGCCTTGGCCTGCCGCCACTCGGGGGTGGGCGGGGCACCGCTGCCGGGGCGTCGGCCGGGCAGGTCGGGGCGGGGGATGAGGTGCAGGCCCCGGCCGGTCAGCCACGTCATGAACGCCTCAGCCTGGGCGCGGGGGTCGGCGACCGCCCCGGCGGCGAACCGGCGTTCCAGCTCGCGGGTGGCGTCGTCGAGGGCGGCGGCCAGGTCGGGGTCACGGTCGGTCACGGCTGTTCCTCCAGCCAGCGCAGGACGGCGGCGGCGTTGGACAGCGCGCAGTCGTGGCCGTTCTCGATGCGGCAGATGGTGGAGTAGGAGACGCCGATCTGGTGGGCGGCGGCGCGCTGGGACAGGCCGCGCCGACGGCGTTCGTCTTTGAGCAGTGCGGGCAACTGCGTCTCCAGCAGGGCGGCCAGGTAGGCGTAGGGGCCGGGGACGGGGGTCACGGCCGCTCCTCGAAGGGGTCCCACACCTGTGCCTTGCGCAGGCACTCGCCCTCCACCCAGATGCCCAGGCATCCCCGCTGGAGGCGGGTGGCGACCCGGGCCGAGTAGCGGGCGGCGATCATCGCGGCGGCGTCCCGGCGGACCTGCGCGGCCTGCTCCGGGGCCAGGCCGGCGGTGGCGCCGCCGTTGACGGTGACGATGGTGCGGCGGCGCGGGTGGCCGTCGCGGGCGGTGAGGATGTCCAGGAGCTGCGCCCGCCAGCGGTCGGCGGCGTACCCGGTCGCCTCCTCGGCTCCCAGGTCGTCCAGGATGAGCAGGTCGCAGGTTTTGGCCCAGTCCAGGGTGTTCTCCTGGCGGCGGGAGCGGACCTCGTCGTCGCGGGCGTGCCGAGGCAGGGGTGCGAGCGTCTGCACCAGCTCCAGCACGCTCCAAGCCTCGACCCACAGGCCAGCCTGGACGGCGGCGTTGGCGATCGCGTAGGCCAGGTGGGTTTTGCCGTGCCCGCTGGGCCCCATGAGGAGGGCGTTCTTCGCATTGCTGCGGAGCCATCCGGTGCCGCGCCCGCCGGGGTCCTGTTGGGGGTGCAGCCGGGTCAGGTCGGCGTGGGCGTACTCGGGCGGGCGGGCGTCCTCGTAGCGGGCGCGGCGGTACCGGGCGCGGGCGGTCGCCTGCTCCGCCAGGGCCTCGCGATGGTCGGCGAGGTAGGCGGCGGCGCGCTGCTCGGGGGTTTCGTCGGCCACCCGCGCCAGGGCGGCGGCCAGCGGGCTGCCGAGGTCCAGGGCGCGGACGGCGTCGGCCAGGGGGGTCGGGTCGGTCACTGGAACACCTCTGCGAGTGAATCGGCGGCGGCCTGCTCGAAGTGCTGGTTGGTCGGGCGGGGCGGAGCGGGCGGGGTGGGTGCGGGCTCGTCGGTCCACCGCTCGGCGTTGAGCCAGGTGGCCGGGTGCGCGGTGTACCGGATGTCCGCGGCCGAGCGGCGGGGGTCGGTGGCGTACCGGCGGGCGCCGAGGATGATCTGGTCCGGGTCGGCGCCGGCCTTGATCGCCTTCGCCCACGCCTTGCGGGCGGCGCCCTTGCCGACGCGCCGCGGGTACGTCTTCCAGAACGCGGTGAACGCCGGGTCTTCGTCGCCCGCGCGTGCGGGCGGTGTGTGTGTTCCCGGGGTGGTCGTCTCTCCGAAGAGAGGCACGATCCGGCCACCGTCGGCGGAGCCGATGTTCTGACGGTGGTTGATGTTGTTCTCGGGCTGAGGTGGAAGGTCCCCTATAGCAGGGTGCCGGGTGTCGGCACCCTGAACGCCTTCAGGAGGCCGGGTGTCGGCACCCTGAACGGACTCAGGGTGCCGGGTGTCGGCACCCTGTCCCGGGTCTTCAGGGTGATAAAAACCGGCACCCTGAACGGACTCAGGGTGCCGGGTGTCGGCACCCTGAACGGGGCTGTCAGGGTGCCGGGTGTCGGCACCCTGAACGATGCCCCGATACTCGGCGTTCCGGCCCTTCTGCCCCCGCACCGCCCGCTCCAGCAGACCGGCGTCGATCGCCGCACGGAACTTCTCGCTGACCTTCCGCGGGTGGCAGCCGAACGCCGCCGCCAGATCCTCACGGCGTTCGGACACCACCCCGGCCGGCGACATGTAGTAGTGCGCCAGCCACAACAGGAACACCTGGACCTCGGCGGACACGGAACGGGTGCGGAACACCTCATCGATCCACCGGCCGCGGTACGTTCCGTCGCTCAACCGGCTTTCCTCTCCGTCTTCAGACCCACGAGCCGGGAGATCGTGGCGCCGGACACGCGCAACGTGGTCTCGATCTCGGTCCAGGAGGCGCCGCGCCGGTGCATCAGCCGCACCGCCGCCGCCCGCTCCGCCCGCGTCAACGGCCCCACGTCCCCGTCCGCGGCCCGCCGCACGGCGATCTCGTCCACCACCCCGTCGTCGGGGCGGGTCCGCGGCCGGGGGATCTGGGAGGCGAGCACCACGGCCAGGGCGCGGAGGCTCTGGACGTCCAGGGGTTCGAGGAGTTCGGCGACCAGGGCCGGATCACGCTGGTAGACGGCCCATGCCAGCCAGGGGGCGGTGTAGCCGGCGTGGAACTCCGCCAGTTCCTCCCGCGCGTCCTGCTCCGGGCCGGGCTGGTCGGCGGTCACAGCGTCCACCACCCGAACGCCAGGTGGCCGACCAGCCAGATCCCGAACCCGACCTGGACGGCCAGCAGCGCGACACGCACCGGCACCGGCACCCGGGCGCGCACCCGGAACAGCGACCACCAGTGCTCGGAGAACGTGTCGCCGGGGGCCTTGCGGAACAGCGCCGCAGCCTCCACCACCAGGAAGAACGCGATCCACGCCGTCCAGGCGAGGGTCCAGCCGGACCAGCGTATGGCGGGGGAGGTGGGGGCCGCGTCCCGGCCGGACTCCACCGGCCGGGACGGCTCGTCGGGGGTGGTCATGGTCGCCTCCATCAGGTCCACGACGGCGCGCAGGTCGCGCACGCAGTCGTCCAACATCCGCACCCGGCCGCGCACCACCAGCGCGGCCGGCAGGGCGGCGGCCTCCAGCAGGTCGGCGTGGGCGGTCAGGTCGGCGCGCAGCTCGTCCCACTCGGCGACGAGGGCGCGCAGCCGGTCGGGGGCGGTCACGCGGCACGCTCCAGCAGATGGGCCAGGCCGAGGGCGTCCAGCAGGTCGTCCACCCAGGCGGCCGGGGCGCGGTCGCGGACCACGTCGCGGGCGCGGGCGGCGGTCTGCGGGCGGGGGTCGGCGTGCCAGCCGCCCGCCTTGACGGCCTCGTCGAGCCTTTGGGCCTGCCGGTAGGCCAGCGGGCCCATCTCGGCGCGGGCCTTCAGCGACTTCTCGTACGGATCGCCCAGCGGCGGCGGGCCGCCTTCTGGACTGCCAGCGCGGTACCAGCGGGTGCAGCACGACTCGCACCAGCCGTAGCGGAGGATCGGCCGCCGCCGGCGGCAGGAGGCGCAGTCGGCGACGGGCAGCCGGGCGCGGGCCTTGCGGGCGTGCCGGGTGTTGTAGGCGCGGCGGGCTGCGCGGCAGGCGTCGCATGGCTTCTCGCCGCGGCGCAGGTGCCGCATGTAGGCGGCGTGGGTGCCGCACGGCTGGAGGGCGGTCACGCGGTCACCTCCGCGAACAGGTCGAGCTGGACGGGCGCGGCTGGGGTGGCGTGGCAGGCGCACGGGCACACCCACCGGCACACCCGGTCCGCCAGCCACACCAACGGCAGGGCGCTGGGATGCGGGCCGGTGGCGCTGGCCCGGACGGGGTGCCGGTAGTACCCGGCGAAGTGCAGCGGGTGCATGCCGTCCGGACCGCAGATGATGGTTTCCCAGTCGGGTTGCGGAGTGGCGCGGTGGCAGCGGTCGTGCTGGCCGATGTTGCACCAGGTCGTCATCCCGTACTGGCATGCGCAGGCGTGGTACGCCTCCGGCGTCTCCCGGTAGCTCTTGCGCATTGCCTTCGTCCACACGTGCTCGCGGATCCACGCCGCCTGTTCGGGGGTGGGGCCGACGGCCGGCGGCAGTGTGATCTCGTCGGGCAGCGGCACGTCCACCACGCGGCGCGGGCCGGTCACGGGGTCTCCCGCTCGGCCCGCGCCTCCTTCAGTGCGACGAGGGCTTCACGATGCGCCGTGACGAGATCGAGGGCGTCCTGCCAGCCGTCCCGCGACAGCGCCTCGTAGGTCGGGCACGGCCACGGCATGTCGCAGTGGTCGCAGACCCGGCCGTCGCCCTCGCCGCCGCACGGGCAGTCCGGCGTGCAGCGGTGCACCCGGTGGTGGGCGCGGGCGCGGCGGACCTGCTCGGCGCGGGCGTCCCGCTGGTCGCGTGCCCGATCCCGCTCGGCGGCCAAGGCGTCCAGGGCGGGCCACACCTTGGCCATGGCGGCGTCGGCGGCCCGGCGGGGAGTGAGACTCAAGAACGGGATCTTGCGGATCGCCTGCTCGATGTCCGCGCGCAGGGTGTCCATGTCTGGCCGGGTGGCCCCGGGTCGCTGGGCCCCGGGGGTCCGGCGGGCGTCGTCACTCATCGCCCGGCACCTCCACGACGGATGCGCCAGCACCCGCGGCGTTGGCCAGGTAGTCCTTGACGAGGTTGACGAGGTATTCCTCCTGCTTGGCCTGTGTCCAGTCGTCCCAGCCGTCCGGGAGGTCTTCGTAGTCGTCGCCGAGGTGGTGGTCGTAGATCTCCACCGAGATGCGGATCTTGCGGGTCACGGCTGCTGCCCCTCCTCGTTCACGCCGCCCTGCGGACCCGTCTCCCCGGGCCCGTCCACCACGTCCTCAGCCGCTGGAAACCGACCGCCGACCGGCGGCGGGGGCACCTCCTGCGGTCGGGTGGCGGTGACGGCCTGGCCGGCGACGGCCTCCCCGAGGGGCGCGGGCTCGGTCAGCTCCGACAGGCGGCGGACGCCGTCGTTGCCGGCGGGCGACCGGGTGCCGTGATGCGGGCACGGCTCCTCCTCGATCGGCATCCCGCAGATCGGCCCGATGCGGGTGGGGACGCTGGCCTGGCCGATCGGCGCGGGCTCGGCGCACACCAGCCCCCACACCTCGGGGACGGACAGGTCGTCCCACACCACCGAGGCGACCACCGGCGTCCCGCCCGGCGGGGTGAAGCCGGTCTCGGCGGCCAGCGCGTTGAGCTTCTGCGCGACGTCCATCAGGTGGGCGTGCCGCCGCTCGGCGTCCCGGCGGGCGGCGATGCGACGGTCCACGTCGGCCAGGTCGGCGAGGAGCTTGGCGCGGACCTCCTCCAGGTCCGGCAGGGGAGCGGGCGCGGCTTCGAGGGTGGCGCGGGCGCTGGCCTCATAGCGGGCGGCCTGCTCCCGCAGGTCCGTAGCGATGTCGATCATGCGGAGGTCTCCTCCTCGGTGCCGTTGATCACGCGGGCGACGGCCAGGACTTCGTCGAAGCAGGAGCAGTCCTCGTCGAACCGGCCGTGGCAGGCGGCGTGGAAGGGGCCGCCGAGGTCGGTGTAGGTGCCGGCCTCGACCTTCTTCGCCTCGGCTTCCAGCCAGTCGGCCAGCGGCTCGGCCAGGCCCGGGTGTATCCGGGCGATCCACGCGGCGTTGCCGAGACGCACGCCGACGCCGGGCACCACTAGGACCGGAGCGGCATCGCCGCCGGCGTCCGAGTCTGAGGACAGGAAGTGCCAGACGTTTGCGGCGCCGGGCAGTGTCGACCAAGGGCCGCGGGTGGCGTCGGCGGCCAAGGCGCGCAGGGTGCGGGCGGCGGCGCGCAGCTCGGCGGCGGGGCTCACCGGGCCACCCCCGTCACCGTCACGCGGATGCCCTGGACGACGGCGGACGCGGTGTGCATGACGCCGTCGCCCTCGTACGGCGACGTGCTCCGCTGCGGTTCCACGCCGAGGGCGTCGGCCCAGTCCGCCACCACGGCGGCCACCTCGTCGGCGGTGCGCAGCCCGCCCGCCGACCCGTTCAGGGCGTCAGGGGAGGTCCGCAGCAGCGTCCACGACAGGGCAGGCAGGCCCCGGGACAGCAGGTCGGCCAGCACCACGGCGGCGGTCCGCTGGTCCTGCTCGGGGGTGGTGTGGACCTCCAGGGGCCGGTGGATGTCCACGGCCATCCGGCCGACGCCGCTCGGGGTGACCCTGGAGGGGATGCGGTAGTCGATGCTGACCCGGTCCTCGCAGCGGACCGGCGGGGCGGTGACGATGACCTCGCGGTCGTCATACGGGTTCACCACCCGGTCGCCGGGCTCCAGCTCCAGGGGGTGTTTCTGTACGGTGGTCATGGCCGATGCCTCCTTGGTGTTGTCGGCCGTTGCCGCCGCCGGGGCCTCACTCCCGGCGGCGGCCTCGTTCGTGGCGCGGGCGGCGATGCCCGCGCGGATCCGCTCCAGCCCATCGGGGGCCGGGCAGATGGTGTTGGCGGCGAGCTGCAACAGCTCCCGCAGCGTGCGCTCGTGGCGGGTGTTCATCGGACCGCCGCCTTCACCTGAGCGATCACGCCCTCCAGGTGCGAGACGCGGGCGTTCGCCTTGCCGAGCTGGCGCTCCAGGTCGGCGACGCGCTGTCTCAGTGCGGCGATGGTGCGAGTGGCTTCGGCGAGGTCGGCCGCAAGCCCTTCGGTGGGCTGATCGGCGTCGATGAAGACGACCGGTAGCCCGAGGATGCCGGCAAGCGCTGCGGCCTCGTCGAGGCGGATGGGACGCTCGCCGGACTCGGTGCGGGAGACCGTCACTTGATGCCAGGGGAAACCCCGGTCCGCCATGCGGCGGGCCAGCTCGGTCTGGCTGAGGCCGAGTTCCACCCGGCGCTTCCATGCGCGCTGCGCGAAGGCGTCGGCGGTGTTCATGCCGGTCCTTGGGCTCATTGCGCACCGTCCCCGGTGGCCGACCGCCACCCGCCCACGTCGTCGAGGTAGATGGGGCCACGCCGGGTGGTGAGCACCGGCACCTGCTCGGGGTCGTCGGCCTCGTGCAGCAGCAGCCCCATGTCCAGCGCTTCGGCCCGCCGGGACTCGGCCCATGCGTGGTCGTCGGCGCACAGCGTCACGAGGTTCGCCGGCGAGTTGATCGGGGAGCCGTCCGCCCGGCCGCCCATGCGACGCGGCTTGCGGTGGTGGAGTTGCAGGTCGTCCCGGCCGCCGCACAGCACGCACGCCCACCCGTCGCGCTGGAGCACCAGCAGGCGGACGGTCAGGGTCGGGCCGGTCCCCGACCGCGCCGAGCGCCCCCGGGAGGCCCGGCGCGGGGAGACCTGCCGCAGTGGGGTGCGGCGGCGGAGGGGACGGCCGCGCTTCACGACGCACCGCCCTGCTCGGCGAGGCGGATGGTCATCACGACCACCTCCAGCACGGCGCCGACGTGCCGCCCGACCTCTCGCGGGTCGTCCGGCAGCGCGTCGATCAGCGCGTCCCAGGTGGCCCGGTCGTCGGCGGCGCGGGCACCCAACATCCGGCCCGCCCACACGATCTCCGGGCGCGGCACCTCGTCGGCCCCGGTGATCCGCCCGTCACCGTCCAGGGCCTTGAAGGCGATCCGGACCGGTCCCCCGGGGGTGATCTCCGAGCGGGTCAGGGCGGTGTCGCAGAAGGCGAGCATGGCCCGCTGCATCCCGTCCGGGCCGCACTCGTCGTTGATCCGCTGGAGCATCCGCCCGGCGCGCTTCCATTCGTCCTCGCGGGCGGCGGTCAGGGCGGCCCCGGCGAGGTCCATGGCGCGGCGCTGGTTCTTCGGCAGCGGGTCCCTCACGACTCGGCCCCGCTCTCCAGCTCCAGCAGCCCGCCGACCAGCTCGGCCAGCCCGCCGGACCGCCACGCCTTCGCGATGGCCTCACCGGCGGCCGGGTCCAGCCGCACCTGCGGGTACGGCTCCCCGACCGTCACGGTGACGCCGGGCACCTCCTCGCCGGTCGCCGGGTCCACCGCGGCCCCGAGCTGCCGGGCGGCCGAGATCAGCCGCTCCCGGAACTCGGGGTCCACGCGGGTGACGGTGACCGTCTCCAGCTCTTCGGGGTGGGTGCGGGCGACCCATTCGAGGAAGGCGGCCTCGTCGGTCACGTCGGCCTTCGCCCGGCCCTTCGCGAGGGTGACCGACCCGACCGGCGTGCCGTCCGGGAGCTTCGCCGTCGCCCGGTCGCCCGGCTCCCACCCGTCCCGGATGCCCTCGGCGGCGGCGTCCCGCGCCGTCCTGATGCGCGCGGCCAGCTCCCGCAGGACGGCCAGCCGGGCCGCGTCCTCGTGCATGCTCACGCGGCGTCTCCTTGCAGTTCGGTGCGGCGCTGCCCGCCGACCACCCGCAGGTGCTCGAAGTGGACCTGCTCGCATCGGCCGTTCTGCCGCGCAAGCTGGATCTCCCTGGCGAGGGCGTCCAGCTCGGCGAGGGTGGCCGCCTCCCGGATGCGCTTCTCGATGTCCGCCAGCCACTCGTGGTCGGTGACCGGCTCGGCAGCCGGCTGTGGCTCCCGTTCGGCCTGCCGGTTGCGGACCTCCTCGGCCGACGCGATGCCCTTCTTGGAGTCGGCCGCCAGCGCGGCGAGGATCGCCCGCCCCCACGCCGACGTCTCGGCGTTCATCAGCTCCGAGTTGCGGGTGTAGGGGGTGCGGCCGGGGAACGGCTCCCAGGCGACGCCGATGCCGGGACGCGGGTCGTCGGGGGTGCGGTAGGCGGCGGCGACGTAGACGACGAACGCCTGCTCGCCGAACCGCTCCAGCCGGTACGGCTGGTCGGGGTTGGCGGGCTGCAACGAGCCTTCGGGGTGCTTGGTGCGGAACTCGACCAGCCGGGAGGCGACGTCGATGTATCCGGTGTCCTCGGGGTTGAATCGGCTCATCGGGTGGGCTCCTCGTCGAACACGGGCGTCAGGGCGCCGTAGCCGCACCGGCAGGGCATGACCCCCGACCGGCGCCACTCGGCGACGGCGCCCCGGGAGGCGTGAGTGGTGTAGGACTCGCAGCGGGCGCACAGCCGGGGCCCGACGTACTCGCGGTCCCGGATCACCTCGATCAGGTGGGCGGTCTCCCGCCGGGCGGCCCCGGCCGCGCGCCGGGCGGCGCGGGCCAGGGCGAACAGGATGCGGGCGGCCATCAAAACGGCGCTTCCGCGGTCGGGTCCGGCACGAACACCGCGGGCTCCGGCGCCGGGGCCAGGCCGGCGTCCACCGCGTCCCGGCACGGCCACGGCTCCGGGTCCGGATGCACCCGCGACGCGCACACCGTGTGCACCGCGTCCGGCTCCTCCGCGCCCGGCGCGGCCTCGAACCGCGTGACCGGGCGGTGGTCCTCGACGAGCGCGACCGCCCGGCGCAGCGCGGCGGCCAGGCCGGCCGGGTCCGCCTCCACCGCCGCCAGCAGCGCCAGCGCCTGGCGGCGGGACACCTGGCAGACGCCGAAGTCGATGAACGCGGCGAACTCGCCGGGGGAGATGTTGATGTGCGGGTCGCGGCCGGGGAGCTGGTAGATCCGCACCGATGCGCGGTTGTTGCCGAGCTGGTCGGAGAAGTGGGCACGGGTGTGCTTGCGGTGCTGGTACCGGCACCACGGCGGGCACGAGTCGTGGGCGGTCACCGGGCCTCACCGCCGTCCTGGGCGGCGGGCTCGCGGTGCACGAGGGTCAGCGGGCCGTACCGCTGGTTGACGTACTCCGGGCGGTGCATCTGGCTGCCGGGGTTGCACGAGTCGTCGGAGTGCTGCGACAGCAGCACCACCCGCCAGCCCTCGTCGTTGATGCCGCGGCAGTCCTCGGCGTTGTCGTAGTCCGGGGCGTAGGCCGAAGCGAAGTGCAAGCGGCCCTCGCGGTCTCGCCACAGGTCGCCCGGCCGCGGCGGCCACTCGGCGGGGGCCGCGCGGGTGATGGTCACGAACACGTCGTCCAGCTCCACGCTGGTCAGCGTGTTCAGCTCACCGTGCGCGACCTCCAGGAACGAGCGTCCGATGTCGTCCTGGCCGACCCGCACGACGCGGGCGTTCCTGACCGCGATGTCGACGTACTCGCCGGGGGTGTAGCGGGCGCTCATCGGGCCACCTCGACGAACGTCGCGCCGTAGGCGGCGGCCAGCGACCGGGCCACGTCCGCCGTGTACCGCCCGTCGGTCGCCTCGACGACCGCGCAGACCTTGCCGAGCCGGCCGTCGGTGCGCTCCAGCACCGCCAGCTTCCCGACGCTGGCGACCGGCATCATCGCGCGGGCGCGGATCGCGTCCGTCACCGTCTCGACGGTGATGGTGTGGCCGGTCAGGTCGTCGCGGTCCGTCGAGGGCGTCTCGGGCTGCTGGCCGGTGTCGCCGCGCAGCAGGGCGTTCACCTCGGACGCCAGGTAGCGGCGGCGGCCGCCCAGCGTCCGGATCGCCGACAGCTCGTACGCCAGCCGGGCGGCGTCGCTGTTCGGCAGGCGCCGGGCCAGCCGGGCGAGGCGCGTCAGCTCCTCGCGGGTCTGCTGCACGGTCAGCGGCGGGGACGCCGCATCGGGCATCATGGTCATGCCCTTCGTCCTTTCTTCATGGGTTGTGGATGAGGGGGTTGGCCCCCGCCGCGGGTTGGGTCCGTAGGCGGGGGCACGCTGGTCAGTAGGGCCGGTATGGCAGCCGCCGGCGGATCTCCCAGCCGGTGGCGGCAATCTCGGCGGTCTCCGCCCGCACCCGGCGGCGGTCGACCGCCAGGCTGGCCAGTACGGCGGCGGGGACCGCCACGGCGGCGAGGGCGGCGACGATGAGCGCGGCCAGCAGGTCGGGGCTCATGCGGTCCTCCGCTTCTCGGCGCGGGCCTGGACGGACTTCAGCGCCATCCGCTGGTAGTGGGCCTTGCGGGCGTTCTCGGCGGCCAGCGCGCGGGTCCGCTCGTCCATCACCCCGTCCGGGTCCACTCGCTTCTCCCAGTACGACAAGGACGCCGGGGAGGCGGCGGTACCGTTCGCGGTGCGGGCCGCGCGGTCGCGGGTGTTGGCCCAGCTCGTGTTGACGGCGATGCGGGCGCGCAGGGAACGCTGCTCGGGGGTCATGCGGCACCCCCGTCGATCACCGTGAGCTGCCGCTGCCCGGCCAGCCGCTGACGCAGCTCCTTCAGCCCCTTGACGGTGATGCGGGTCTGGCAGGTGGCCTCCCGCTCCCCGGTGCGCGGGTGCTCGTAGGAGGTGGTGCGGCGCACCAGCCGGCCCGCGTCCACCTGGGCCTGGTAGGGCTGCCCGGTGCGGTCGGCCCAGCCGATGTCCCGCAGGTAGCGGGCGAGGCGGTTCTGCCCGGTGGAGATCAGCGGGTCGCGGTTGAGGATCTGCGCCGCCTCCCGCAGGGAGTAGTCGCCGTGCGCCTCGGCGAGGGCGTCCCAGGCGTCGGCCTTCGGGGCGGCCTCGGCGAGCGCGGCCTGCGTGGCCTCGTGGGCTTCGACCTCGGCGGCGTAGGCGCGGAGCGCTTCGGGGAGGGTGCGGGGGATCTGGTAGGCGTCGGCCACCGAGTAGGAGCCGGTCCGCCGGATCGCCGGCAGCACCTCCCGGTACACCCAGTTCTGAAACCGGGTGACCTGCTCGCGAATCCGCTCATCCTTGACCCGGGCGGCCTGCCGCTGGCCGATCGCCCGGTAGAACCCGGGCTCGGTCAGCGTCCAGACGCACTGGTCACCGCCGGGGGTACGGGCCAGCCCGTACCCCTTCTCCTCGTTGGGGATGGACTGAACGAGGGTGTTCGCGTCCCTGAAGCCGAGCGCGCGGGCCAGCCCCGGGGCTTCGACGGTGAACGAGTCGCCGGACGGCGTGATCCGCAGTTCGAACTCGCCGTTGCCGAAGACCTGAAGACCGGTCACCTCGAACCCTCCTCTCGGGGTGTCGAGCCAGCGCTGCCGTCCAAGGGGCGGGAGCAGTACCAGCAGTTCTTGGAGCCGCGTGACGGATCGTTCGACCGGCCGCAGTCCGGGTAGGGGCAGGTGATGTCCGGCTGGCGCCGGGGTGCGGGGGTCAAGAGGCCGCCTTCGCCGAAGGCTGAACGGTCTGCGACTCCAGGTACTCCTTCAGCGATTCCTCGCTGATCCGCACGGATCCGTTGGGACCGGGCGCCTTGATGGCCTTCAGAAGGCCCTGCCGGACGTACCGGTCGACGGTCCGTTCGTGAACCCGGAGCGTGGCCGCCACCTCGGCTCTCGTGAGGTAGGACATGTGCTCTCCGTTGTTCAGTGCTGTTCAGAGTTCAGCGTATAGCTCTGAACGTCTCTCGGCAACTGTAGACGCAATGACACATGTCTGTGCACCAGTAGACAGCTCTGAGCGTGGCAAGCTGACTACTGCTCTCGGCACGGTGCTACATCTGTGAGCATGAGTGAGCACCCCGCCGCCCCCGCCAAACCGCTGTACGACCACGTCGAAGAGATCCGGATACGCCGAGGCTGGACGAAGATCCAGCTAGCGCGCCGACTCGGAATCAGCAGGGGCACCATCGACAACTGGAAGACCCAGCCACGACCGCCTCAGGCGTCAACCGTGGCCCGGGTCGCTGCGCATCTGGAGATCGATCCCGAGCGGGCCCTCCGGCTCGCCGGCATCATCCCGGCCGACCATCCGACAGCCCGCGAATTGCTGGTCGATCACATGCGGGCCAGAGCGTCGGAGCTTGGCTTGACGTGGTCAGAGCTGATGGACGGCGTGCGGGACATCACCGGCCCGTACGGCGTTGAGGACCTGGGACGCGGCGACAAGCGCCGCATCGAGCACCGGCTGAGGTGGCGACCCGGAAGCGTCGAAGCGATCATCGAAGGGGGCGATCCGACTCCCCTGCCGAACCGTGAACAGCCTGCCGAGGGAGGCGATGCGGTGGACAAGGCGCTGGAGGACTGGCGGGCGGTGCAGTCGATGCTGGACGAACTGCGTGAACAGGACCCCGACCGGCTGAGGACCGCGCGCCGGCTGCTGGAGGCCTACATGGAGGAGGCGGGCTGACCCGGCCGCCACCATAACCTGCCCTTAGTCGGAAACCTCCCGGATTGCGGTCATGCCCGAAACTCGTCACAGCGTGTAGCGCTACCAGGGAACTTGACCATTCCTTGAAACTTCAACGCCACGACCACCAGTGCTGATCGCACTCGGTGGCCGCCGCCATGTCCGGAACGCTGGGAATTGCGACTTGACCCACCGGGCTCCTGTGAGCAGCATTAACCGCCCGCTCCCCCCACTGGATGTGATCACAACTGAATGCCCTTGATGAGCCCGCCCGCTCTGCGACCCCTCCCGCAAAGGACTCAACGAGGAGCCCCCCCCCCCCCCCGGAATTTCAGGAATCAGGGAGGTTCCCCACCATGGCCCAGACCATGCACTACACCCACGCCGACGTCATGCGCATGCGTGCCCGCACCTGCTACGTCGCCGCCGCCATCACCGCCCTGATCGGCACGGTTCTCATCATCACGGGCGTCCTCGTCCACCTCGGACACGGAGAGCACACCGCCGTGTGGATCTTCAACCCGGGATTGACGTCGTTCGGTGTGACGGCCATGCTCGCCGTCGCGGGCGCCAACTACGACGGCCACGCCGCCGCCGCCCGCATGCGCGGCCGGATCCTCGAACAGGTCGGCGGATTCCGCGCCGAGGACGCCGCACGGCACCGGGAGGTCATGGCCAACCTCGCCGCCCTCCAGCGGGAGATCCTGACCGGCCTGAACGACCTCACCGCCGCCCTGACGGCCGCGGAGCAGCGCGTGGAAGACCGCATCGACGGTATCGATGAGCACATGCGGGAGCGGCTGCGGAAGATGGCCGAAGCCTCATCCGCGCAGGCCGCCGCCGTCCAGGAGGTCATCGCCCGCCAGGGACTCCGCGCGGTGGGCGGCCACCACCTGTCCTGACCGCCCCGTCCTGGCCGCCCGTGCGCGTCCCCGCTCGCGCACGGGCAGCCACCCGTCTCTACAGCCGGTCCCCGAACGACAGCCGGCGGTGCGCCTCCCGCGCCCGCTCATCGGCCACCGACTCCCCGTACCGCTCCAGCATCTTCCCCGACCGCCACCCGAAGATCCGCTTCATGTCCTGGTCGTTCATCCCCGCCTTGCGGAGCTGGTGCGCGGCGGTGTGCCGCAACCGGTGCGGATGGAAATTCTCTACCCCCGCCTTGCGGGCGCGCTCCTCCAGCGCCCACCGCACCCCATGCGCCGACAACCCCCCGAGCCGGCCCACCCACAGCCGGTCCGTCCCGGCCGCCTTCGGGTGCCTCCGCCTGGCCCGCAGGTAGCGGTCCAGCGCCCGGGCGGTGCGCTCCCCGAACGGCACCGCCCGCGTCTTGCCGCCCTTGCCCAGCACCCAGAACACCTGCTGGTCCATGTCCACGTCGCTCATCTTCAGGTTGGCGCACTCGCTCCAGCGCATCCCCCCGTCGGCGTAGGCGCGGATCAGTGCCTCGTCGCGGCGGCCGGTGAAGTCGCCCCCGCACGCGGCCAGCATCGCCCGCACCTCGTCCTCGGTGAGCACGTCCACCGGCTCCTGCTCGACCTTCGGCTGCCGCATCCTCTCCATCGGGTTCGCGGGCATCTCGCCCTCATCGACCAGCCAGTAGAAGAACGTCCGCAGGTTCGCGAACCGGGTGTTGACCGTCCACCCCTTGCGCCCGGCGGCGACCATGCCGCCGATCCAGTCCTGGACGTGCTCGCGGGTGATGTCCTCGACCGTGGCCGGCGGGTCGTCCAGGGCGGCCAGGTGGGCGGCGAACTCCCGCACGGACCGGCCGTAGGTGCGCAGGGTGGCCGGGGACAGCTTGGCGATCCGCAGCTCCCGCTCCCAGGAGGCGAGCAGGTCGAGCAGGTCGGCGGCGACGGGAGGCTGTGAGGGGGTCGACAT